CGTACAGGTTGAGTAACACGGCGGGGGAAATACATCATACGCGCGTTGTCCGGATGAACGGTATTACTCTTCCGTATCGATTGTTTCAACGTAATAACTATTGGGGTGATTCGATATTACAACGTATCCGAGACGCCCTTGTTAATGTTAACACTGCCGTTGACTCAACCGCAGGATTGCTTTACGAAAGTAATGTAGATGTTATTGGGGTTAAGGGCTTAATATCTATGCTGGCTACTGACGAGGGAACTAAATCGCTCCTAAATCGGTTTTCTACTGCTAAATATTTAAAATCAAATAATAATATATCTATAATTGATAAAGAAAACGAAGAAATGCAAAAGTTTTTTGCATCGTTTTCCGGCTTACCGGATGTGTTAGAGAAGTTTTTGATGATTGTTAGCGCCACCTCGGATATTCCGGCCACACGCCTTTTTGGTAGGTCTCCCATGGGGATGAACGCCACTGGCGATAGTGACTTAGTTAATTATTACGACTCATTAGGCAGTAAGCAAGAATTGGAGCTTCGTCCCCCGTTAGAATATATCGATACGATTATGGCAGTATCGGCGGGTATTGATCCGGATAAAATGAAGTTTGAATTTGATCCATTGTGGCAAGTCTCAGACGTAGAGCGCGCAGACATACGTTTGAAGAACGCGCAAGCAGATCAAATATACTTAGATATGGGCATCGTCCGAGAATCGATGATAGCGCGAGAAGCTAAAGCCCGGGAGATATTCACTACTATTACTGACGATCATATAGCCAAGCTGGAGGAGTTAGAAAAAGAAGCGGACAAGATGGCTATAGAAGAACGTAACTTGATGGGTAATGAAGAAGAAAACGAAGGTGATTTAGAGGGCAACGAAGGCGAAGGCAATTTAGAAGGTAACGAAGAAGAAAACGAAAATGACCCCGATAGCGACATTAGTAAAACTGAAAAACCGCCGCTTAAATAAAAAGCGACGTACGTTAAAAATCGGCGGCGCTGATCGTACGGCGGAAGTTCGTTACCGCCGTCGGTTACAGGCGTTTGTTAGGTCGTTAATAAATGAGACGGCAAATAAACTAATTCCGTTATTGAAAACCCTAGAGAAACAATATACGGATTCTGCTATTTTAGAAAACGACATTATTTTTAACGATGCGTATGCGGGAGATTTAAATCGGGTTATTCGACGAATGGCTAATAACTCGCGGAACTTAGGCGCGGCAGTGGAGCGAGTAGCGGAAGAGTGGGCGGATGACGTAAGCCAGAAAGATAAAAAACGCCTTCATCGTTCTATTAAACGCGCGATTGGTGTAGACGTCCAATCTATCGCTAGTGAAAAAGGGGTGCGAGATATTTTAGATGCTAAGATATCGGAGAACGTTAGTTTAATTCAATCGCTGCCGGATGAATATTACAAAAAAATAAATGTCATAGTTAATGAAATGACAAGTAAAAAACAACCGGCAAAGAGCATAATTAAAGAACTTAGAAAAGTCGGTATTAGTACAGATAAAAGAGCCAAGTTAATAGCGCGTGATCAAACCCAAAAATTAAATAGCGTATTAACGCGGACTCGTCAAGAGAACTTAGGCATCAATGAATATGAGTGGCAAACGTCCGATGATGAACGAGTACGAGAAACCCACAAAAGAAATAACGGAAAGGTATTTAAGTGGTCTGACCCACCTAAAGAGACGGGACACCCGGGCGACGATATACAATGCAGATGCAATGCATTGCCAATTATTAATTTAGATTAAGGTAATTATCATGAGTCTTTACTTGACTGATAGAATTTCTAGTACAGGTAAGCGGGTATATACGGATGAGGGTTTTTTAATAATCAAAGGCGCTCGAATTGCTAGATCTGGAATACAACAATATTTAGCGGCAGAACTACCGGAGTATTTCGGGGATAAAGAGCCTACTGATTTAGTGAGTATATATCGCCCAGATACAGAAGTTTTTGATAAAGAATCAATGCAAAGTTTTGAAAACAAGGCTTTTGCTAACGAACACCCCGCCGAATTAATAGAGGTGCGAAACTATAAAGATTTGGCGATAGGCCACGTTAACAATATCCGTCGCGACGGTATTTTTTTATTAGCAGATATAACCGTAATAGATGAAGACACCATTAAGGATATTGAAGCGGGCAAACGAGAATTATCAAACGGTTACGTATCTACATTAGTAATTGTTAAAGGCGTAACCGCTGATAATGAGCCGTATGACGCGGTTCAAACTAAAATACGGGGTAATCACGTTGCATTAGTAGATAAAGCGCGGTGCGGCCCGGTATGCTCTTTAAGTGATAGTCAACCAAGAGAAGGTGTAAATATGAAAATTTTTATTGATGGCGTACCGTTCGAAGTAGCAGACGAAAGTTTGTCGGCGGCAATCCAAAAAGTCATTACCCAAAACGCGGAGTTATCTAGCAAGCTCTCCAACGTACAGGCTACGCATGATACGGCGGTTAGTTCGTTGAAAGACTCTTACGAAGCCGAAAAGCAAAAGTTACAAGCAAAAGTAGATCAAGCACAAGCTAACGAAATGACCCCAGAAAAACTTGACGCCGTTATTGCGGATAGAATGGCCATTGTCGATTCTGCGCGTAAGGTAATTAAAGATTTCGACGGTAAAGGGAAAACGTGTATGCAGATAAAAAGGGATGTGTTAGCGCACAAGTTCGGGGATTCAATTAGCGCTGAAAAAATGAAACAAGACGTTTATGTCGATGCACGTTTTGACGGCTTAATTGAATCGTTGGGCGCATCATCTTCAGCCACAGCTACCGAAGCGTTATTGGCGGACGCTGCCGCAAAAGGTAAGTCTACCGAAGGTAAAGAAGATGCGGTAAGTATCGCGCGTGAAAAGAAAATGATATCAGATAGCATTGCCTATAAATTCCCCGTAGGCGCGCGCGATATCTCACACCCTCGTTATGATGATTTCCGTAAAGCGGTTGAGTCTGAATACGAAAAACGTCAAGCGCGTAAAGCGTAAAACCTGAATTATTTTTTTTAATTACTTAACATTTATTTTTCAACTAATTCGGAGTATTTAAAATGTCAGTTCAATCATCAGTTGATTTAAGAATAGCTAAAGCGTCCGCGGGTACGCTAGCCGATATTAACAACGCTAAATTGATTAGCGCCGCGTGTGAATCTGCCGCCATAGGTTTTGGTGTGGTGGTTAGTCGCGGAACAGACCCCGAAACACAAGCGGTATTAGGCGCAGATGAAAACGGCGTGCTAGGTATTTCTGTTCGTGAGTTAGGGCGGGAAGCGCCTAGTATTGGTTCAGTAGTAGCGCAGTACGTTGAAACAGAAGCGATGCTCATCTTACAAGACGGTTACATCTACGCGGTTTGCGTAGCGGGATGCACAGCGGGTGACGTGCCGAAGTTTGTTAATGCGACGGGCGCATTAAGCGCGGGCGCTCCCGCTGCCGGCGAAACATCGTTAGACGGTTGTGAGTGGGCGGAAACGGTAGCGGCGGGAGGCGTTGCTAAGCTTCATCTAACAAACCTCAACGATTTAACCGCGGGTAGTTAATCCGAAATCAGTTTGAAGTTTATTTTTTTATTAATGTAAAAATAGGAGTACCTTAGCTATGTATCTTAAAGATAACGGCTTAATGCTTAGCGATGCCGGCGCCGCGTTTTTTCAACGCGAGCTAGAGTTGCTAAAAAGTGAAACTTACGACGTAGTTTACGCCGATTTACCCGCGCGTAATCTATTCCCCGTAAATAATGAGGGCGGTTTTGGCGTAACCTCTATTACCTATCAATCTTTTGATAAGACAGGTAAAGCCAAAATCATTAACGGCGGCTCAAAAGATCTGCCGCGCGCGGATGTAGGCGGGCGCGAACATTCTAACCCGGTTCGTGAAATCGGTATTAGTTATGCGTGGACTCAAAAAGAAATCGCGGCTAGTGCGTTTTCAAATCGCTCTATCGACCGCCAACGCTCCAACGCGGCAAACCGTTCCGTCGAAGAATTGGTAAATGAAATTGCGTTTTTTGGTAACGCCGATCATAACTTACCCGGCTTTTTGTCCAATTCTACTATTCCATCAACCACAGTAGTTAACCCGGGGTCTGGTACGGAATGGGTAAACAAAACCCCGGACGAGGTTTATTTTGATATATCAGATGCTTTTGCGGATGTATTCGAAATATCAAAAATGAAAGAAAAAGCCAACACTCTGCTTTTACCTCCGGCGCAATGGAGTTACTTAGCATCTACAAGAATGGCGGCAGGTACGGATACTACTATCCTAAAATACCTTGTAGATAATTGCCCGTACATTAACAGTAAAGACAACGTAATTCCTGTTAATGAATTGATAGGCGCGGGAGCGGGTAGCACTGATAGGATGGTAGTATATACGCGTGATCCGCGAAAACTACAATTCGAAATCCCTGCGGAATTACAATATTTGCCTGCGCAGGAACAAGGGTTAGAAATGTTGGTGCCTGGATGGTTGTCTATATGTGGGGTTGTGGTTTATTACCCACTGTCGGCATCTTTTCACGACGGTATCTAACTTAAAAACAAAAAAAGTTCGACCGGGCTTTTTACACTTGAATTAATGAGGATCTACACAATGACAGTCGCCGATAAAGTAGCAGTCTTTAACAATACTAACCGCATTATTACTTTGAAGGGCCAAACTCCCAAGAAAAACAAAGATCGTGAGGTAAAACGCTTTAAATCCGTACTATACCCGAAAGTATTAAACTTAGTCCCTAAAGCTTTTTTAGCGATATATAAACGAAACCGGGTAACGCAAGCTCTTTTCGACGAAGAGCAATTGATTATGAACAAGCCCAAGTCTGCAGGACGTCCGGCAAAACCGCAACCTACTGCCGCCGAAGTTCAAGAAGCCGCCGCACTAAAAGCGTTGGAAGATTCTGAAAACGACAACGACGAAGATTAAGTTATGGAGTTCGGCAAGGGGGAAATAATCAGCGTTATCGCCGCATTATGTGCGGCTATCGTCGCGCTGTGGGCTATTATACGGGCGCGGAATACGCAAGATAAAAAGGATTTAGACGCGTGCAATAAATTCCGCGATGAAGCTAACGAAAAAATTTTAGAGTTAACAAAAAAATATAGTTATCTTGAGGGCCGTATAGATGCCGTTGAATCACTCAGTTCTAATGTATTGGAGAAGATACAAGAACGGAGAAAATACGACGAGCCCACAGTCGACAGAAATACATTACATCAGTAGGTTTTTTATGGCTATAGATATATCAACTTTTAGAAGTCGTTATCCGGAAATCACGGAAGCAAAGGCTAGTGATCCAACAGTACAGATACATCTAACTGATGCTGAATGTGATTTTAAACGGACGAATCTGTCTAGTAGTAGTTGCGGGGAAAATATATACGAACGGTTTATTTTTGCTTTAGCCGCACACGAAACGCAAATAGGGATAAATCGCGCTCAAGGTTCGACAGTAGGCGGGGGTGCGATAGCATCTAAAAGCGTCGGTAAGGTATCGGTTAGTTATGCTTCGAGAACGCCTAGCGGCGGCTTTAATGATGACTACTATAACCAAACTATTTACGGCCAACAGTTTTTAAGTTTGTTGTATCGGTATTGTGTGGGTTTTTTAACGATATGTTAAAGTTAAAAGTAAAAAGAAAAGGCGGAGCGTCGTTAGATGCTGCACTAAAAAAACTAGAGCAAGTTAGTAAAAAACCTAATCTAGTAAAAGTCGGTATTCCAGATAGCTCTATAAATTACCCGGACGGCACAAATCTATTAATGGTAGCCGCGGTTAATGAATTCGGATCTTTAGACGGCCGTATTCCGGAACGATCATACTTGCGCTCTACTATGATTAATAAGCGTGATGTTTTTAAAAAGTTTTGGAGGAAATACGGGGCGGATTATTTAACCGGGAAAATTCCGCCGCGAGATATATTAGAGTTACTAGGCCAACTAGCTCAAGCAGAAGTACAGAGGCAAATCAGAGCAATTGATGACCCGCCTAACGCTTTGTCAACGATAGAGCAAAAAGGGTCTAGCAAACCACTTATAGATAGTGGTTTGCTAATACAATCTATACGTTATCAGGTAAATGAAAAATGACGTTAATTACCATTGGTGAAATTGCCGGGAGCTTAAATACTCAAAGCGTAACAGTGCGTACTTTTACTGCCGGCACTTACAACGCACGCGGCCAATTCGTTGAGAGTGGTCCCGCGGTAGATATACCGGACGTAACGGCGGACGTACAGCCGGCGAGCGGACGAACGTTAGAAATAGTTCCGGAAGGGGAACGCGTACGGGAGCATGTTAGTGTCTGGTTTATTAATCCTGTTGAAACTGTGCAAGAGGGTTTATCTACACGTGCGGCACGGCTCATATATCGCGGCACATTATGGAAGTGCGTAGCCGTTCCCGAAGATTGGAGAGAAAACGGTTTTGTGGAATGTTTATTTCAAAACACTAAAAAGGCGCCGTAATGAGTTTAATAAAAGAAGTTATTCAAGGCGATTTATGCGCGTGGTTTGCTTCTCTTACCGGACAATTATTTATCCAAGGTTTGCCGCAGCCTGAAGGTGAACAAGACGCCCCGCGTCCGACCGTCGCTTATGGTATGGTGCGAGTGTTAACGGTATCTCAATTAGGGCATGATAGGGTTACTTTGCAAAACCAAGATGCTCCTGATTTAGATTTAATTGAAACGGTAAGTGGGCAACGCCTAGTGCAGGTTTCAATTAATACTTATCGAGACGGTGCTTTTGACTTAATAAATAATATTTACGGCAAACTAATGCTGACGCGCACGATTGAGCATTTCAACGAAATAAATTTAGGGTTTGTTCGACGTAGTGAAATACGCGATTTATCCGCACTTTCAAGCGGCAGTCTGGAAGAGCGTCATCAATTCGATTTGTTTTTACACGCGGCGGCTAGTGATACGGATGTTATTACGGCGATTGAATCACTAAATATAATAGGTCGCACATACGATTACGATGAAGTTATCAATATTAATTTAAACTCGGAGTAAAACCAATGATTCCAGCTAGCTCAATTGTTGATGTATCCATCGCGGTAAGCCCTACACTGCCGCCGCGGGGGAATTTTAGTGTATTGAATATCGTTACCGCAGAGACGGGGGTAATAGATGAGGTTGAACGTATTCGCTACTATGCGGATATGGATGAAGTAGTAGACGATTGGGCGAGTTCCACAGAAGCGTGGAAGGCTGCGAATACTTATTTCAGTCAAAACCCCCGCCCTAACCGCGTAGCTATTTCCTTTCGTGATGATGCGGGAGGCGAAACAATTACAGAATCGCTAGACGCTATTCAGGATGTTAGCGCCGGTTGGTATGGTTTTATGTTTACGAACGAAGTCCGCGACTTGGTTGTGATCAACGGCGCAGCTATTCCCGCAGTGCAAGAGGCGGCGGCGTGGGCTCAATCTCGCCGTAAAAAATTCGGCACCACCTCAAATAGTGCAGATGCTAAAAACGCGCTATTAGATACCGACATAGGGAGTATTTTAGATACGTTGGAGTATTCACGTACGCACGTAAATTATTCCAGTACTGCCGCCGAATATTTAGAGGCGTCTGTTTTCGGCAGGGCATTTACAGTAGATTTTGGTGCGGTGAACTCAACCATAACCCTGAAGTTTAAAACGATGGTGGGTATTACTCCGGAGAATTTAAAAAGTAGTGAACTTACTGCGTTAGAAGGTAAGCGCAT